AATCCCGCCATGGATAAGAAAGAAATACAGAAGGCATCCCAGCTAGCCATAACCAATGCCCGCATACAGGTAGGAGCTAGCGGTAAGAACTCAAAGATTGATATTACCGATAAAGAATGGGAGGCAATCCAGGCAAGAGCAGTATCTCCAACCACATTGACGAGAATCCTTAGGTTTACAGACAATGATATTCTCAAACAAAGAGCTATGCCTAGAGATAATAGAGGATTAACGACAGCCCAAGCTAATAAAATCAGAGCTATGGCTGCATCGGGATACACGAATGCCGAGATAGCAGCCGCAATAGGTGTGTCGCCATCAACGGTATCTACGTCATTGAGAACATAGAGATAATGATATTTACAAACATGAAAAATCATAACTATAGAAAGATGAGAGTGGTGAAAGCAGTGTTTCGTCATAAATGTCACAAATAGAAGACGAATAGCGTAACAATGATATTCTCGAACCACCCAATGGTATGGCTGCATCAATTGCACCCGTCGTCGAAAGGAGGAAGATGACAATGTTTAAATGTGCATTAACAACGTTTGACAATCCGTTTAATCCAATCGAAGAATTCAACAATTGGTATAATTACGACATTTACAAAGGTTACAATTCAAGCGGTTTGCTTGATCGAATTGCGAGAACCTCTACCCAACTGTCGGAAAAAGAGAACGATGCTGAAATAGAACGAGCTATTGATGAGATAATTCGCTACGATTTCTTAAATATTTACAAGAAAGTCAAAATAAAGCTATTAGCTTAAAACATGACCGATAACTCTAAACGACGAAAACGATAGGGGGGCTAGCGCAAAACGCGCACCCCCTCCCACATCGCGCGTCTCATTAAAAATTCCCCGGGGGTATATTTTCGCACCCCTTATACTTCCCAACATTTAAAAAGGGTTCACAATCGAATATCGTCAACATTCCATATACCATTCTCCTTTCGATATTTACGGAATGACTCCCTAAATACGTTTACGAGTAGTAGGTTGTGAATCTTTTTAAATGTTGGGAAGTGTTATCAAACTCAATGAAAGGAAAAGACATCTATGAAGAAAAGCACTTCTGCTAAACGGTCTAACAAGATAAGACCAGCGTTAACGCCAGAAAAAAGAGAACAACAACTGATATCGTTAGCTGTCGATTTAGCAGAGAAGCAATTAATAGAAGGCACCGCATCTTCTCAAGTTGTAACGCATTATTTGAAATTGGGGTCAACGAAGGAACGTATAGAGCAAGAAATTTTAGAAGGACAGAAAGAATTAACCATGGCAAAGATTCAAAATTTACAATCCTCAAAGAAGATAGAAGAATTGTATGAAGAAGCCTTAAATGCCATGCGTGATTACAACGGACAAGGTGTGGATAATGATTAGAACATATTCGGACTTATCACAGTTACAAACATTCGAAGATAGATACCAATATCTGCAACTTAGCGGAGTAGTTGGTTGCGATACATTTGGATTCGATAGATATTTAAACCAAATATTTTATAAATCAACCATATGGAAGAAAGTTAGAGATGTGGTAATAGTTCGAGACAAGGGTTGCGATTTAGGGATAGCGGGTCATGAAATTGACAAGCGAATTATCATACATCATATGAATCCTATTTCAACCAAGGACATCGAATACAATAGTGATTTTTTGATGGATCCAGAATTTCTAATAACGACGATGCTTTCGACGCATAACGCAATCCATTATGGCGATGAAAATTTATTAGTGAAAGAACCTACAAATAGAAGCAAACATGACACTACCCCGTGGAGGTAGAAAAGGAGGATTTATGTATAAAAAAGAAAACCAAGTTATTGAGGACGTAAACCAAGAAAACCAAGAAAACCAAGAAAACCAAGAAAACCAAGAAAACCAAGAAAACCAAGAAAACCAAGAAAACCAAGAAAACCAAGAAAACCAAGTTATTGATAATGAGAAAATCGAAGAAAACCAAGTTATTGATAACGAGAAAATCGAAGAAACATCGAAAACAGGTAAGGTGAATTGTGTAGCTTTAAATGTTCGCGAACAACCCAATACTGAAACATTATCTCTAGCAATCGTACATAAGGATATGAAATTACGAATTGATATTGATAGTTCAACCGATGAATGGTTCGCAGTCTGCACTGCCACGGGTATTGAAGGATACTGTGTGAAGAAATATGTAGACGTTGAACAGTAAGGGCTATTTTATGGAAAGCATATTAACGTCTATAAAAAAATTACTTGGCATTGATGAAGAATACACGCATTTTGACTCTGATTTAATAATGCATATTAATACGACTTTTATGATTCTCTCTCAATTAGGAGTTGGGAAAGCGAGTGGTTTTTCAATAGTCGACGACTCAGCAACGTGGTCGGATTATTTACAAAACAATCAAAAATTAGAGTCTATAAAAACGTACATCTATTTAAAAGTGAAGTTAATATTCGACCCACCAATTAGCACGGCAGTTATAGAAGCCATAAATCGCCAAATAACAGAATTGGAATGGAGACTTAACGTTGAGGTTGATGTAGATGTAGATGAAATTCTAAAAGAGGAGGTGTCAAATGAACAATAACATACTACAACACTACGGTATTCTAGGAATGAAATGGGGAGTAAGAAGAAGCCGAGCGTCGCTTGACAGGCTAGCCAATCGCAAAGCAGAACGAAGTGAAAGAAAAGCCGCTAGGGCTGAACAGAGAACTAACCAAGCCCCCAAAAAAATAGCAAAGACTTCGGGGACATCTAATTTAAGCGACAATGATTTACAAACGAGAATTAATAGATTGCGTATGGAGTCACAGTATAAACAATTGTTAAAAGAATTAGACCCAACCACTGTAGAAAAAGGTAGACGCGTTACGGGAGAGACGGTGAAGACCATAGGTACGACAGCGGCGACGACGGCAACGCTACTCGCCATATATAACAACGCAGACGCTATCAAGAAAATTTTTATAAAGTAGGTGATATTTTTATGAGTTTATCAAATACTGCCACTCCTAAATATTATGGAGAATTTCGAGCTGCGGTAATTCGTGGAGATATACCTGTTTGTAAAGAAATATCTATGGAGATGAACCGTATAGATGAACTAATACGAAATCCTGGAATTTATTATGACGACCAAGCCATGGAGGGGTTTATCCATTATTGTGAAAAAGAACTAACATTAACCGATGGCGCAGACTTAGTACTTTTAGATTCGTTTAAGTTATGGGCTGAACAAATTTTTTGTTGGTATCACTTTCTCGAAAGAAGTGTATATGAACCCTCAAAAGATGGTGGGAGCGGAAGATACGTAACTAAGACTATAAAGAAACGGTTAATCAATAAACAATACTTAATAGTGTCGAGAGGCGCTGCTAAATCCATGTATGGTTCTTGTATTCAGAATTTTTTCTTAAACGTGGACACTACTACAACACATCAAATCACAACTGCTCCGACAATGAAGCAAGCCGAAGAAGTAATATCGCCCATCAAAACATCAATCACTAGAGCAAGAGGACCACTGTTTAAATTTTTAACAGAGGGTTCTATTCAGAATACAACTGGCTCAAAAGCAAATAGAGTCAAGTTAGCGTCAACCAAAAAAGGTATTGAGAATTTTCTGACAGGTTCGATGTTGGAAATTAGACCTATGCGAGTTGATAAACTACAAGGTTTGCGAGTGAAAGTAGCAACGGTTGATGAATGGTTATCGGGAGATATTAGAGAGGATGTTGTCGGTGCAATCGAACAAGGTGCATCTAAAGTGGACGACTATCTTATAGTAGCTATTAGCTCAGAAGGTACTGTGCGCAACGGAAGTGGCGATACTATCAAAATGGAACTGATGAACATTTTAAAAGGGGTTTATGTAAATCCACATGTTTCTATTTGGCATTACAAACTGGATTCTATTGACGAGGTTGCGAATCCAGAGATGTGGTTAAAAGCCAATCCAAACTTAGGTATCACCGTTACATATGACACCTATCAGTTAGATGTCGAAAGAGCTGAAAATGCTCCAGCTACACGAAACGATATTTTAGCTAAACGTTTCGGCATACCAATGGAAGGTTACACCTATTATTTCACTTACGAAGAAACCCTAACTCATAGAAAACGAGACTACTGGCAAATGCCATGCTCGTTAGGAGTCGACCTTTCTCAAGGCGACGACTTCTGTGCATTCACATTCATATTTCCACTATCAAACGGTGGTTTTGGTGTGAAAACGCGAAACTACATCAGTTCGTTGACATTAATGAAGTTACCTGCGGCAATGCGCGTTAAATACGATCAATTCATGGCAGAGGGCAGTTTGGTTGTTTTGGACGGTGCCGTGTTAGACATGATGATAGTCTACGATGATATCGATAATCATATTTCAGATTGTGGTTATGACGTTAGAAGTTTCGGATTTGACCCCTATAATGCGAAAGAATTTGTAGCGAGATGGGAAACGGAAAACGGTCCATTTGGAATAGTAAAAGTCATACAAGGCGCTAGAACAGAATCCGTCCCCCTTGGAGAACTAAAGAAGTTATCAGAAGAAAGATTATTATTGTTTGATGAAGAATTAATGACTTTTGCAATGGGGAATTGTATCACGTTGGAAGACACGAATGGAAATCGCAAATTATTAAAGAAAAGATACGAACAAAAGATAGATGCCGTTGCAGCCATGATGGACGCGTACATTGCGTATAAACAGAATAGAGAAGCATTTGAATAGGAGGGAAAAACAAATGGATATGAATGAACTACAACACTACGGTGTTCTAGGAATGAAATGGGGCGTACGTCGATATCAACATAAAGACGGCACCTTGACGCCAGCAGGTCAGAGAAAAATTTCGAGACGAGATAAGAAAGTATCTAAATTAACTGCGAAAGCCGCAACGGCAAGACGAGAAGCTAAAGAATGGAGCAAAGCTGCGAAAACGTCGAGCACGAAACGCGTTTTAGGTAATAAAAGCGCCTCGGAAATCGCTAAAAAAACGGCAAAATCAGAAAGTAAAAAGGCTGCCAAGTATGAGAAGAAAATATCTAAATTAACGAAGAGGTCGGTTAAATCGGTTCCCAAGGTGAAAATTTCATCAGGTGAGAAGAAAGTAGCTAAATTAACTGCAAAATCCACAACAGCCAGACGAGAAGCTAAAGAATGGAGCAAAGCGGCAAACTCGTCAAGTACGAAACGCGTTTTAGGTAATAAAAGCGCATCGGAAATTGCTAGAAAAGCTGGAAAGTCAGAAAGTAAAAAAGCTGATAGATATGACGCAAGAATCGCTAAATTAAGAAAGCGGAGATAAAACTAGGAGGTATATAAATGGAGAACTCAATAGGTTCCCGGTTTAAAAACGCGTGGAACGCTCTTATTGGAAGCGAAGACGCAAACCCTCTTGGTGTATATCAAAACATGGGGGTGAGTCATTCTTATAGACCAGATAGGGCTCGTTTAACCAGAGGTAATGAGCGATCGATAGTGACCTCTGTATATAACCGTTTAGCCTTAGATGTCGCTGCGATTAATGTTACTCATGCGCGATTAGATAATAATAATCGGATGATTGAATCGATTGAATCAGGTTTAAATAATTGTTTAAACATATCGGCCAATATCGACCAAACAGGTCGCTCGTTCATACAGGATGTCGTGATGTCTATGTTGGACGAAGGTTGTATAGCCATCGTGCCAGTAGATACATCGACCAATCCCATACGCACAGCGTCTTTTGATATATACACGTTAAGAGTTGCTAAGATTTTGGAATGGTATCCGAGCCATGTGCGAGTAGAAGTGTACAATGACAAAAAAGGAGTAAAAGAAACTATAATGCTACCGAAACATATGGTGGCTATTGTAGAAAATCCATTATATTCGGTGATTAATGAGCCGAATTCAACCATGCAACGTCTTGTTAGAAAATTAAATCTTTTAGACGTTATTGATGAACAAAGTGGTTCCGGTAAATTGGATTTGATTATTCAATTGCCGTACATAATAAAAACAGACGCGAAGCGTCAACAAGCCGAAGAACGGCGAAAATCAATAGAGATGCAATTGTCAGGATCAAAGTATGGTATCGCCTATACCGATGGTACCGAGCGTGTCACGCAATTGAATCGACCAGTCGAAAACAAACTGATGTCTCAGATTGAATTTCTAACGAGTATGCTGTATAGCCAGTTAGGAATCACCCAGAGTATTTTAGATGGTTCGGCTAACGAAGCGACAATGCTGAACTATTATAACCGTACGATAGAACCGATAATATCGGCGATTGTTGACGAGATGAAGCGTAAGTTTTTAACGAAAACCGCAAGATCGCAAAAACAAACGATTCTGTTCTTTCGGGATCCGTTTAAATTAGTCCCAGTTGGGGAGATTTCTGAAATCGCAGATAAATTTACACGTAATGAGATTATGTCGTCAAACGAAATACGGCAAATCATAGGGATGAAACCCGCCGAAGACCCAAAAGCTGATGAACTTAGAAATAAAAATCTTAGTCAAGCTAAAGTGGATATAGAGGCTGGCGGTCAACCAACAAAAACAGAGGAGGAATTTCAAAATGGCAAAATTTGATTGTAGTGGATGGGCCACTCGAGTCAATCTTAAATGTGCTGATGGACGAACGATCTTGAAAGACGCATTTAAAGACGATGACGGTCAGACGGTTCCATTGGTTTGGAACCATCAACATAATGACGTGGAGAACGTTTTAGGTCACGCGTTGTTAGAAAACAGAGACGATGGAGTGTATGCATACTGCACGTTTAATACAGATACTGAACAGGGTCGAAACGCAAAAGCGCTAGTTAAACATGGCGACGTTTCGGCCTTATCTATTTTAGCGAACAGATTGAAGCAACAAGGCAATAATGTCGTGCATGGTGCAATTCGTGAACTAAGTT